CGCTGAGTTGAAGATGCCGCCTGCCGTGATGCGCCACCTTTCAGCCGCAGCCGAGGTGCCGCCACCGGGCATCGTGTACCAGACGAAGGCCGCGCCGATCCCGCCGGCCTCTGGGGACGCATCATCCACCTCGACCTCGTACCTGGCGGCCAAGGTGCCGTAGTCCACCCCGTCATCACCGTAAAAGCCAAAAGCCGCCAGGATCTCATTGTCTGTGACGATGGTGTTGGAGCCAATGGTGCTGTTCCCGCTCTTGAGCATGGAAATCGATGGCGCGCCATCGACAGTGGCAGTATTGCTGAAGCCAGCCATAAGTATGGTGGTGTCATCGGACGAGGTACCGAGTATCTGGACCTCCGGCGTGATGATTGTGGTGCCGCCCCCATCTGTTCCGCCAGCCAACTGGGCTGTGTGTCCAACCACAATGCCGTTAGTGTTCTGGATGTAGATGTTCTGATCCGTGTCCACGGTGAAGGACAGGGCAGGCGTCTCTCCGCCATCCGTCGTGGTGTAGAACTCGATGGACCCGGGCATGTCCCCCGTACCCACAGTCCCGTTGATGACGAACCGGATCTCCGCTACAGGGGATTCCATGTCTGTTCCATCAGCCCCGAACGAAAGGATGCGCCCCGTGTACTCGTTGTCAGCCACGGCTGTCGTGACCACCCCGGGGGTGCCAGCCCCGCTCTTGGCCAGGGCAAGGGTGGGGGAGACAGTGTCAGAGGTGGCGAACGTCGCCACGAGAAGGGTGCTGTCAGCCTGCGCCGAGCCGACTACCTGGAGTTCGGGGACCAGGTCCGTCACGCCACCGCCGTCCGACACCGTAACTTGGGCGGTGTGGCCGACGACGACCCCGTAGCCGTCAGCCGTGAAGAGGTCCGCCCCGCTGAGGTGAAGAGCGCTGGCAGCGTGGGTGAGGGCCACGTCCCCGGCGTTGAAGTTGATGACGGCGCCCGACGCCAAGAACAGGTCGCTCCACATGAGAGCCGTCGTTCCCAAGGCGCTCCCGTTTGACGTGACCGGGAACAGCGCCGATGCGTTGAACGCGAACTCCTGGGAACCGTCATAGACGGCCACCAAGCGAGCGTTCTCTATATCTCTCCACCACCCGCGATGGGTGGACGATGGTCCAGCCATTCCTGTTACCTCCTACCTGGGTTTACGGGCCGAAGCCCAGCCAGGACCGGATAGGCGTTGTTATGCGTGGTTGGTCCGCTTCTGGTGCCTCTCAAGGTTGTCTTTGGCGATTCGGAGCTTGCTCCCGCCAAACGTCTCCCCGCATGTGGCACACGGAACGGTGAACTTCGGCGTGGAGGTAGCAGGCGTCTCGGGCTCACTGGCCCCGGCTGGCTCCTCCGTGCCGGCTTCCTCGGCCTGTTGCTCTATGATAGCGTCCGCCACCTCTGGGGCCCTGGAGGTATCTAGCCCCCTCTGCCCCAAGGCAATCGCCACGAGCTGTTCCATGCGATCCCGGTCCTCCTGCTTCTCCCTGCGCTCCCGGTCCCTCTCCATGAGGGCCCACACGCCGAGGTGGCGGTGCTGGACGTGGATCTCCATCTCGATCACGTTGGGGATGTGCCTCCGCGGGCAGGTGCTCTGAATCCCCAACCCCCGGGTGTACTCGAACTCCAGAGACTGGCGGTTCAGGGGACAGAAGATGTTCCCGACCTTGTGGGGAAAGGGAGCAACGTAGGCCCCCGTCTCCTTGTTCAAGACCCCCAGAGTGAAGGCCCGCTGGCCTACCAACTCGGGATAGGTGAGCCGCATCATGTCGTTGGCCGGGTATCGCTTGCGAAGGCGCTTGATCGCCTCGTTGACGCTGGTCGGCACGGCCTCGCCGTTGTCCGTCCTGTAGAGAGTCACGAGGTTCTCGGGGCGATCCCCGACCCGCGTCGGCTGCACCTTGAACTTTCCATCGGCAGTCTGGAGATCGCTCAGGTCTACGGGGTCTACTGCTGGTGTCAGCTTTACCCCGCTCCCGACCAATAGCTCCTCAAGCTCCTGTACTGATTCGAGTTGGGTCATCACGATTATCTAACTCCTCTGGTGCGAGATGAAGCGCCCGAAGACGCTCTGCCGCTTTGCCTTCTGCCACAACTCATCCGCGTACTCCATGAACAGCTTGGGGATGTCCGGCACCTCCATGCCGCGCTGTTCAGCGAGTGTGGCGTACCCTCTGTTCTTCTCCGCTAGGTCTCGCACCTTCCCGACCATGGTGAGGCCACCCGCCATGACCCACATGGGCTCATGGTTGTAGAGGGCAGCCTCACCTAGGTTTGTCTCTTCGTAGTATTCCCCATCCCCGTGCTGGGCAAGGATGACCTGGATCCGGTGGAGGCTGTTCGACCCGTCCGGGTTCACAACAACAGTCTCCTTCTCTCCGAGCCACTCGGCCATCCAGTCGTCCGGTATGTGGGACAGGTGAATCCTCACGATGTCTCCTGGTTCAGCCTAGTCCAGGGTGGTCCCTACGCCGCCGTTGGCTGCCATCTCAGCGATGTCTGTCGTGTAGGTGGTTCCGCGATCATCGACCGACACTGCTGGTGCGTAGATTATGTTGGAGCGGGCTACGGAGTTGACCCAGCCATCTCCGTCCGTGCCGGCGGTCGCCAGGATCACTCCATCGACCCTTACCCGGTATCGCACCACGGTCCGCGCTGCGTTCCCGAGGCTGTCAGCCTCAATGTAGACCGTGGTAAAGGTAGCGTCCACGGGATCCGTGATGTTGCTCGATGCCCGCTGGGTGTCATCGACGTTGTTCCCGACGCCCATGGTCTGCCAAGTGCCGTCCTGTTCCCCCTCAAGGAGAATCCCGAAGGCATCGGTGGCCACGGTGTTCAGGGTCCCGTCCTCATCCTCGATGATGACGGAGTCGGTGATCGCGTCGGTGAACCCGATGAAGGCCGAGGCCACCGACACGTCGCTGATGCGAATCCGCACCTGCATCCAGATCCGGCCCGCCTCATCCGGCTCGTAGGCCAGAGGCCCGTAGACGGCCACGACGTCCCCGTCGTCACCCGCTAGAGTTGCGCGGCCCGCACCCCCGTTGATGCCCAGAGCCGTGAAGGTCGCGCCACCAGCTACCACGTAGGCAGCCTTCCCGAAGAACGTGTCGTTGGTCCCCGTGGCGCTCAGGAAGTTCTCGTAAAAGTACGAGTTGCCCTGGAGCATGTTGACCGCGGCTCCCCGCGGAACCATGTTCCACCTGCCCTTGTACCAGAACGCCTCCCCGTCCGGGGACATGATGATCGAGCGGGCCATCATCATGTCCCTGACCCGGCTGAAGAGCCGGATGCGGCCAGTCTTCTTAACCGCCTGAATCCCTCTCGTTAGTGTCGCTTTCACGTTCCCTGCCTCCTTTTGGACCCGCTTTCTAGGGCGGGATCAGCAGTGTTAGTTGTCTCCGCCGTAGCTAGCCAGTCGTTGGCGCAGTTGCGTCTGTAAGAATTCTTTTGAGCAAATTCCCCGCGCTGCGCTCCAGGTATCCGAACCAGTCGTAGAGCCACATGGCCTGGGCGCCGGCCTGGTTCTCCAGCATCTTGGTGAAGGCCCGCTGCTTCCCTGTGACCTCCACCAAGACCACGCCTGACCTGGCGTGAACCCCGCCATGGCCGTCCGGCGTGGAGTCGATGCGGACGTTGTTGTTCCGGCGCACGACCGCTCCGCCGACGGCTTCCACGACCCCTTGGCCCCTGGCGAACGCCTCCGCCGTGAGCCCTGCCGGCAGCGGGTAGGTCCCGACCCCCGACGCGAGTTCGCTCCGGACGTCGTGGATTTGGAAGCCGTGGGCGAAGAAGAAGACCTCCTCCGTCTCCAGGGCCGACTCATCGGTATCGCCCTGGATCTGGGCCACCATGGCAGAGACAACGCCGCTGTTGAGCGTCGTGCCGGTGCCGCCGCCCGTCACCGTAGCGCCGTCGTAGAGGTTGAGCCCGTTGCGATCCTTCCGCCTTTCGAGGGCGTTCTGCATCAGGCTTCCCCACTGTTCGGCCACGTTCTTGCTGACATACTGGGCCAGCTCCGGGGTCACGACGATGTGAACCCCCGCGATGGTGGGCTCCACGCTAATGAGCGTGTCCACCAACTGCTGCGGGTTGTCCAGGGTTGTGCCCTCTGGCACGTCTTGAGCGGTAATCTTTGCGATGTCGATCTCTCGCCAGGAGCGTCCTGTCCCCATTGGAAGTTGTCTTCGGTCAACCGAACTCGGGAAGTTCATCCCCACTTGTTCGCGTACCTGTCGGGCCGACGCCACGATGGTTGGCAGGCTGTCCGGCAACGATCCGGTGTCGGAGTCACCGCTTGGTGCCCCACCCATCGGGACGGGCAGCCACTTGCCGCGGTGCAGGATCCACTTCTGGCCGAGGTAGTCTTCCATCGCCCAGTGGCTTGCGATGCCCCAGAGCGCAAGTAGCTGGATGAGAATTCGCTTTGCTGTCTTCATGTGTGACGGCTCCTTGTTAGCCTCGTGGCCGGGGTTGCATCCCCTTGGCCATGAGGTCG